TTCTGATGACTATGCGGGTACACTCTCGCATGCCATCGTATCAGCAATCATGCAATGGGACCGTCTTGACTGGCTCAAGCCAGAGTCCCGCATGGGCGCTCGTATGTCATTCACCGAAGGCTTTGACGTTCATCACTCTTTCCGTATCCCGGACAAGCAACCGTCTGTCAAAGCGGTTGGTATCTTTGGCCAGCTTCAGGGTAACCACGTCTCGCTGCTGATTGCGGATGACGTAGAGACTACCAGTAACGGTAGCTCTCCGGCCAACCGTGCTCGCATCGCAACACTGACCAAAGAGTTCTCAGCTATCGCCAACAATGGCGCGGAGATTCTGTACCTTGGAACACCACAAACCCAGGACTCCATTTATAACTCCTTACCTCAGCGTGGCTTCACCGTCCGAATCTGGCCTGGTCGTTACCCCACAGTGGAGGAAGAAGAACGGTATGGTGGGTGTCTCGCGCCCTACATCAAGCAGAAGCTGGACGGCCACCCCGAACTCCGTACCGGATACGGTATCCTTGGAAATCGCGGCGCTCAAACAGACCCTGACCGTTACACAGAACAGAAGCAATTAGCCAACGAGCTGGACTACCAGCAGGCTGGCTTCCAGTTGCAGTTCATGCTGGACACATCTCTGTCGGATGCATTGAAGCAGACGCTGCGCCTGGGTGACCTCATCCTGTTCCATGGCTCGCCAGAGTCCGCGCCGGAGACTATTCACTGGTCTAACAACCCACGCCACCTGGCTGAGCTGCCCCAGGACTTTCCGCTGGCCCGTGCTCAGATGTACCTGGCCGCAGACTTCTCGGATACTTATGTCAAGTTCACGAACACGAGGGCGTTCCTCGACCCCGCTGGTGGAGGTACTGACGAATCCGTCTGCATTGCCACAGCAAGTATCGGTCCGTATATCCACGTCATCGGTATGCACTGCTACCACGGTGGGCAGACAGAGGAGAACGTCACGGAGACGGTGAAGTGGCTGGCTTTGATGGGCGTCAATGACGTGACCATTGAGGACAACATGGGCCACGGTGCTGTCACCAACATGTATCGCGGCGAGATTAAGCGCCAGGGCCTGGTCATCGGCGCTGAGGGTATCTACTCCAGCGGCCAGAAAGAGGTCCGTATACTTAATCGCTTGAACCCAATCATGCAGCGTCACCGCGTTGTACTGCATTGGTCTGTACTTGAAGAAGACCTTCGACTGTGCCGGGCTATGGCTAATGGTGGCCGGGAATATTCCCTGTTCTACCAGATGCAGAACCTGACCACGCAGAAGGATTCAATCCCGCACGATGACCGCATAGAAACGCTGTCAGCCGCCGTATTCCTACACGCCGCTGTATTGGCCCAGGATGAAGGACAAGAGGCTGAGAAGCGCAGACAGGCCGTCTCAAGGGAGTTTCTCAACAACCCAATGGGCTACGACGACAAGCGCTGGAAAGACCAACAAGGTCGCCCGGCCCGTGGTGCTCGCCGGAGAATGAAATGAGTCTTGTATCCGCAACTGCTGCACAGCGAGCTACGCTGAGCGGCACCCTGGAAACGGCTGGTAAATGGACCAACCAATTCCGTGAGAACGCGCTGGCCCCAACCGCCGACCGCGAAGCTGAACTGGCCCCGTACCTCAATGCGTCTGTTGATGCGTTGGCGGCGGTAGGCTATACCAGCACACCAGCTGGCGCAGTCGTGGCCAATGGTGCTACTGTCCCTGTGCGCAACAGCGCTGGCGCAGATAGCCACAATGCAACTGCCGTAGTCAGCGGCACATCCCTGACTGGTGTTAACCTGGCCGCTACCGTGGCGCTGGTCGATAACGGTGACACTGTGACCGCTACTGGTACAGGCACTACCGCAACTTTCGTCGTAACCAATGGTGTGGTTACTGGCGTCACCCTCTCTTAATAGGAGCTACTCATGGCCTTAGCATCATCTACCGCAGCGCAGCGTAAAGCGCTGATGGAAAAAGCAAACACCCTGTTGAAAGTCTGCAAGGACTTTGACAACTCTGGCTTCATCGACACGGCTAACACCGACCTGATGGCTGAGTACCAGGCGGCTATCACCGCACTGCAAACCGCACTCACCGCTATCGCTAACGCAGCGTAAGGGTAATCTATGAAACTGTCTCAGCTACTGGCTGGGGCAGTCCTCTCACTGTCACTGACATTGACGGGCTGCGCCGCTACATCACTGCTGTCTGCTGCTACATCGGCCATCTCGCCGAATAAGCCGGACATCACCGCACAGGTCGGTGCCGAGAATACTAAGCAGGGCATTGGTGTGACTGCAAAGACCTCAGAAGACACGAAGGTCGGTGACGTATCTGGCAACGCGAAAGTAGAAAACGCAAAGCAGGGCAAGGACTCCAGCACTGTGAAGGACGTATCCGGTAACGCAAAGGTTGACTCTGCTAAGCAGGGCGACGAAGGCGTAACGGTGAAGGACGTCACAGGAGGCGCTGTAAACGCTTCTAAGCAGGGTTCACAGATTACCAATGGAAACGTACGGGCTGATAAGATTATCGTCTCTCAGGGCGACTCACGCAGCCTACTGTGGTCATTCGCCATCGGCATTGGTGCTATCCTGATTTTGGTTTTCGGACTGGTGCTACTATTCCTAAAGATTCGTAAGGGTAAAGTTAATGGAAGCCCAACCGACACCACCACCTCAGAAACCACCACTTAACCTGCAATCGCGTATGGGCACACAGGAGGCCCGTATGGAAAACCTTGAAGCCCGAGTCGATACTCACGAGAAGCGCATCACAGCGCTGGAGCAAGGCGATGCCGCCATGCTACTAAAGCTCAGCGAGAATGACGCACGGTGGCAACAGGTCAATGCAAAGTTGCAGGTTGTGGACCAAATCCAGGACATCCAACAGACCATGAGTACCATCGGTAAAATCTTCGTGAACGGGGCCAAAGTCATCCGGTGGTGTATCACTACAGGTGCCCTTGTCTGCGGTATCTACATCGCGTTGCATACAGGCGACCTCAGCTCTCTGAGTACGCTGATTGGTCAACTCATTGGGATGCCATAATGTCTAACTTTGAAACATGCATGAAATTCACCGGACTGGCCGAAGGCGGGTACACTAATCTGCCCGGCGACTCCGGTGGGGAGACTAATTTTGGAATATCTGATGCTCGCGACGGTGTACGTGATGGTATGGTGTCGGGCGTACCTGGTGTGGCCAATCCGGTCCCAGTCAAGCAGCTCACCCATGCCCAGGCTGAAGCCATCTATCGCCGAGATTACTACGCTCCCATCTGTGGTGACCAGCTACCGTTGTCAGTTGCCGTTGCGGTCTTCGACTTCGCGGTCAACTCCGGTGTTGGTACAGCGGCTAAGGCTCTACAGCGGGTCTGCTCCGTTGCTCAGGACGGGAAGATTGGTCCTGCCACAATCGCCAAGGTTAATGCCATTGGTGGCCGCTCCGTTGCCGCCCTTGTCTGTGATGCCCGAGCAGCATTCCTCAATGCCTCAACCGCTCCCACTGTCGTCCGTTATCGGGCTGCTCTCCTAGCTCGCGTGAAGCGCTGCAAGGACTACACACAAACACTATGAGGTCATCGTGAAACTAACTGTCAAACTCGCCGCCCATGCATTGCTGACTCTCGCCAAGGGTGCATTGCTCCCGGTTATCGTGGGAGCCTTATTCTGGTGTCTCCAGTACCCAATCGGCTATGTGAGCTGCAATGCCTATCTCCACAATAAGGAGCTGGAAGGCCACTACAGTTACTTCGAATGTTATGTCCGCGCGCCAGACGGCAAGGTGTACACGAAGCAGGAGTATCAGCAGAGTGTCGTCGGTGCCCGTCTACACATGGACAACAAGTGATGATGCCTTTGGGACTATGCATCTGGTGCAGCCTGCTCTGGTGGGTTGCCCAGGAAATCTTCAAATCCGTTAACTCAGAGACAGGTGACGACACAATCGGTGCCGCCCTGTACGAAACCGTTAAGGAACACGCTCATGAAAGCGAAACTTAAAGCCTTCCTCGAAAAGCTGGTTGCTAAGCTGGAAGCGTTCAAGGCCAAGCTGGAAGCCAAGCTAGCCGCCAAGAAAGCCGAGTAACTAAGTCGGTACGAAAGTCACAGGCATGATTACCCGACCTAAAAATTGGGTAATTGTGCTTGGGCCTCCCTCGACCCAATCGACGCGCGATGCCCCCTATGGCCGCTGCTGGCTGGTCTCGCATGACGTACGCGCATGACGCGTAGAAAGCTCGTACGCACGTCGTGTGCTAATAGCTATGGGATTGCATTGGCTGATGGCTAGCGTGGCTGTGTGTGGCTCTCATTGCGTGTATGACTGTGTGCTGACGCGTATCATCGGTGGTGCTGTGCTGATGCGTACGTGCATCACTCGTTCACTCTCTCTGTGCATAGCTCGCTGGGCCTCGTCTCGCTGCGCTCGTCTCGTCACGCTCGCCTGCTTGGTCGCTGCTCTACCTCTTTTCGCTAGTCTCTCTATCGCTACTCTATCGGTAGCTATCATCATCACTATCTACTCTGTGTCATCATCCTTCGGTGGCTACACTCTCACTGTCACATCGTCTCGTTGTCTCTACGTTCCAACTCCACTCCGTTCCGTTCGCCTCACGACTCTACGGACTACGTCCTGTCGTTCGTCCACTCTCGGATGAGAATCCTATCGGTTTCTATACCTTAGTGCTTGCCTTCATAGCATACTCTATAACTCTATGTATTCATTAGTATTAATCACATAGTACTACTACCGGAAGTTATTGATATTGATATTCCATCAATGAGTTAGCTACATGTCTATTAGATATTCATACTCAAATACTTATTGATTAATGATACGTATAACTGTATATCTGTGCTGTTAGTCATAATGGGTATGGCTACTAACTGAGGTATAGCTCATGGCTAAAGATTGTTGGGACCATGGTAGGAAGGGTAATAAGTTTGGTTACTGTCTTGTTGGTTTCACATTGAACGGTAGACGGTACACAATGAATGGTCACCGTTACCAATACATGCGTAAGCACAAGCTACAGCCATCTGATTTAGACGGTCTGGTTATACGCCACACCTGCGATAATCCACGGTGTATCAATCCAGCACACCTCATTGTAGGTACGCAATCTGACAATATGCGGGATAAAGTTGAGCGTGGTAGGTCTAACCGGGGTGAGAAGCACTACAAATCTAAACTGACTGATGTACAACGTGCAGAGATAGCACAGCAATACATACCACGCTCACGCACACAAGGCTCACAAGCACTGGCGGCTGAGTACGGTGTAGCTAGAAAGACTATTGAGATGGTAGTTAAATCTTTTTCAAAATAGTTATTGACTCTCGTAATGAGAACATGATTAGATACGTTCAACGAAGCAACACACCGCTAAGTAGCCAGCCAGTTAAGGCATATGAAAATCTGGTTTCGTTGGTAGTATCAGTAACATGCTCTTTAAAAACTAGACAGATTATCGTGATAGTCCACCAATCAACTAGAGGTAACTATCATGAACACATTAGCAATCCGCGTAGCAATGGCAGTACACGCAATGCTTGAGGCAAAGCTTGTACGCTGGGAAGAACTGAACGGTCAATCAGTATATGATCTGACAGACGGATGCGGTGAGTGGGAACGTCAGGAAATCGTCTTAGATGCCGCATGCTCGGTTGACTACGACGCAATCCAGACTAGTCAACCATTCGCACTTGCGTTTGAAATCGTGTACAGCGTGTCTGAGAAGCTCACAACAGCATTTGCTGAGCAATTCGATGAATATGCCGGGTTCGATAGCCAGAGCGCAGCTAACGCAATCAACTACGCTGTGAAAGGTGGTTTGTTGCGAGTGTAACGGGTAGGACGGCACGGGTAACGCGCCGGACTATCACGATAATCTGAATAGTTTGAAATTAATTGTTGACAGATTGCACGGATTCATGTGTAATTCGTCCCAAGCAGTAATCAGTACCCAGTTCTAAGCGCCTAATGAGCGCTGCTGGATGAGTCCGAGGGGCCTAGCGCGACTAGGTGAGCAGGACGGACATAAACCGCCAGAGTGTGGAACGTGTACCTGACATTCCTATGTGATAGGGCAGGAGTATACGGCAAGGGGTAGTGCCCTTGCAGCGCCAACAGCGAACCCGACAGACACAGGGCGTAGCAGTACAGTGGCAAACGTCTAATAGGAATCGTCCTGTTTGATGTGAGTAACCATGAAACGCTCGCAAGGGTAAATTAACGGTGAAAGCGTAGGGGTAAACGATTGAATAAGACGTGGCAAATATTCAGGGTAGTGAATCCGACTCGCCAACAAATTCCGCATCACTTGTTGAGTTAGACGGCGCGTCACAATGGGTTCACTATCCACCT